AAAGTGGTCTTTATTCTTATCATAGGAGGCTCGAATAAAGCTTCGCTCCGGAATTGTCACCTCTGGAATCAGTAAAAACAGATACTTAATCTTCCTCTGGTCCTTCTTTTTGTATACCTTTTTGCTTTTCTTTTTATTCTTGCGGGTTTGCTGCTCCCCACTGTCCTCTGCCTGCTCCGCTTCCGATACCTTCCGTTCTTTGACAGATGCCTTTTTATCGGCATAAACGCACGCGAATAAAAATCCGTTCCTGCTCTTGATAAAAAAGATATCCGAAAAGTCTTTGATTCTTTTTCCTTTGGCATCTTTATGGATCGGTATTGTAAGATTCTTTGCATTGACAGCTTTAATAACTGCCCCATACTCATGTACACGGGCAATGGTCAACAGATCCGCCTGTGATTCATATACACCTTTTTGAAAGGCATTCGCTCCTGGTTCCCCACCGATCCCGATGTGGATTTTGACATGGTCGAAGTATTCCAGCACGGAGCGTATACGCTCCAATTCTTCCAGCATTCCACCTTTCACCTGCATCGTCAGATTCTCCTATATCGATTGATAGTTGAAATCCAGCTATCTCTCTGTGTTTTATCAAATGTCCATGAAACATCAGAAATAGAAAACGCTGACAATCCCTGCGCACCGTTTTTGCGGAGCTGGTATTCCTGTTCTACCATTTCCCATACGAGGTTCTCCAAGTCTGCTGGAAGGGTACACGGACTGTCTTCGGTTGCATCTTTCGGTAAAACATATCCAGCAGTATACTGCACTAACAAATAGCGTTGAGGCGCAATATAGTCGCCGGATAATCCAGCCGGATATCCACGGTAAGGCCAGCCTTCTTCTCGGTAAAGTACACCAATCTCGCCCTTTTCATCAAAATTGTAACTTGCAGGTGCCAGTACTTTTCCGCTACCAATCTCCGTTACTGAGTCGACCGATACAATCGGATAATGTTGCAATACCAATTCCTGTGAACCAGTTCCACGGCATTTCTGTCTGTAGTCGCTCCTCCCCAGTTTACGTTCAGTCATGGTTTCCACCCAGGCAGACGCAGCGTTGATCAACCTGATCAGCACATTATCCACCTGTGAGGCTGATTCTTCCACCGGCATTCCCAGCATTTCCTTGACCGTTTCCAATGTTGTGAGGGCATTTGAAGCAAGCTCTATCATAGAAATCACCTGCCCCTACTCCGATTTCTTCTCGTTTTCCTTATCCTGTTTTATTTCCCGATCGCTGTTTTTCTGCTGTTTGTTATCTTTTGCTTGTGGAATTTTGGGAGTTTTTACAGTATATACACGAGCCATCGTGATTCCTCCTTCAAATCGGCATTTGCTCTGGATCACCAAGCACGAAAGCGCAGGTGGCTGTGCAGTTAGGCGAAGAGTCGCCTGTACAAACCATTTCCACCTTCGCCTTAACATATCTCTTACAGCCCACCATATCTAAATCGATATTAACCAGCTGGCTGCCCGCGGCATCCGTTTCCAGTTCCAAAACACCTTCATCGATGGTATGGTCAAGGACCAGTTTCTTGTCCGCTATTGGAGTATAAGAACCGCTTTCCTCATCAGACTCCGTGAATGTAACCTTTACCTTCATACCGGTCGGTGTCCCCGTTGGTTTCCCAACCAAGACGCCTAAAACTGCTGAAAGAAATCCCTCTCGATCAATAACGTCTTCACTGGTATAAGGTGTGACTTTCACATTTTGAAGTAATTCTCTTTTCATTTCGAGTCTCCTTTCAAATCAATCCCCTCAAGCGTTATAAGCACACTGAGGGGATTTTTGACTAAATCGCCTTAATATTCTTGACATGCAGGAAGCTTTCTTTATGTCGTGCAGCAATATCAACATACATCAAAGCGCGGGTGGCAGCCAGGTTTTCCTCAAAGGCATTGTGCTGAACGCCTTCCTCATCTACCCAGGAGCCATCCAAAGTGGTGTAGGTTTCCAGTCCCATCTGCTCACCTAACAGAAGATCCGACCAGTTACCAAATCCCATCTCCGTAATACCACCATCGGTAGTCATAATCTGGTTGGACACCTTATATGGGAATCCAAGCAGTTTACCAGCGGTCATCTCATCACGGTAAATATAAGCACCAGTGGTGGTCTTCATGTTCATAAAGTAACCTTCCAGTACGGAATTGAATACCCATCCGAGCTTCTGGTCGTCAACGTTCTTAGCCAGAACTTTAGATCGGATGTATACTGGGAAATCCGCTGTAATCTTGCCATTGGTATCTGACAGGGCCGTATTACCAGTTGTTTTTGCATCGATATGTTCAATTTCCTTATCGGCAAAAATGCCCATAGGCTGGAACTCTCCGCCCTTGCCAAACAGAGCACCAAAATCGAGACCCAGTTCCATGCGACGTGTCAGGTCATTGGCAAAGATTTGATCAGCCGAGTAGCTGGTGCTCATCAACAGTTCTCTGGTCTGGGGTACAATCGCCTCCAATCTCTTGCTGGACAGGCGGATATTTCCGAAACTCGGCTGAGATTTTGTAATCTTACGCTGCTCTCCACCCCAGGTTGCACGTGCGCCGCCGGTCATTTTCGGAATATTGATGTTGCCAGACGGCATTGGCACTTTCTGGGCGCCCAGCTCGAAGATAACTGTTTTGGCATACAGCATCTCAATAATCTGATCCAAATACACTTCCGGAATCAGATAACCGCCCGCCGCCGGATTAGTCGCTGCCAATGCTTTAAACTCACGCGCCATATCGCTGTCATCATACCTTTTGCTGGCATAAAACGCTGCTGCTTCCGGATCATGTTTTCCGAAAACATCATAGCACTTGATTGCACGCGCCAGCTGAATCTGAGGTGGCGCCGCTTTTTTCTGTTTTGGATTCACCTGTTCACCTCTCGAAAAATAAATATCGCTATATTTTCTCTTGGGTTGCCGCTTAGGTGGAGTCGATTTTTTTCCTGTTAAGCCACCTCTCTTTTTGGCCTGCTCTTCCGGATTTTCGTCCTCTTTACCTTCTTCAGGATCTTCTCCTTCTTTTTCTCTCTCAGGATCATCACACGCTTTACCTTCTTCAGGATCATCATCCGACTTTGCAGCATCAAGGATTTCGCTGACAGCTTCCATAATTTCTTCACCTGTCAGCTCCCCAATCTCTTCCCCCGCCTCCTTACGGGACTTGCGTTTTTCTTCTGCCAGCTCCAATGCCTGCTCAATCACATCTTCCACATTCTCTGTTAAACTACCCTGAGGGTCACCCTCCCCATTCATCGACTTGATGGCAGATGTAATCTCCGATCGAATGATTTTCTTGAGCTCCTGTAAGCCCATTGTGTGGGTTTTTCTTGCACTCATGTTTCTTTTTCCTCCTGTTACAGTATTAGTTCTATCATCATTTCTTCCGATTGCCTGTCCACTGGTTTGCTCTTGGGCGGTGACTGTTCCGATTCCTTGATAATAGCATCTATTGTCTTAACAGCGTTCTTCAGCGCTGTGCTTGCCTCTTGCAACGTTTTCAGACGGGCCGCGCTGATCTTGCGCCCTTCTTTCTGCTCTCCCGCTACGTCATCAAGCCAACCGCTCAGAAACTCCAATGAGTTTCGGCGGGATTTATACCCGTCAATGGTTGCCTTTTCGTTCATCGCCCAGGTGACCACCGACACTTCCCAGAGGGTAACCTCTACTAGGTGGCGGTTTCCGTCATCGTCGTAGTTGGCCTTGACCGTATCATATCCGATGGACAGTTCGTTCAGGACGCCGTCCTTCAGCAAGACCTTGACATCCTTTCCAAGGCTGGTATCGCTGATCTTGGCCTTGATATACAGGCCCTTATCATCTTCCCTCAATTCCAGCGGCTTCCCGACCGGAAGTAGCTGATCGTTGTGAAGAGCAAGAATCTTAATACGATCAAAGTTTTCCTTTAACGTTTTGGTGAAGGCACCTGGATCGACAATATCCCCACCCGAATCAAGATTTCCAAATACTGAAGCATATCCTTCAAATATTCCCTGTTCTTCATCCAGCACATCTGCTTTAAAGCAAATCTGTTTATATTCCAGTTTTTTTCACCTCCTTCATGGCATAAAAAAGGCAGGGTCTCCCCTGCATCTTTTATTAAAAATCTCCTGCAATCACTCTGCATCTGCAGTTGATCACTTCTTTCGGTTTGTTGACACTCGGATCTCCTGGAAACATCAAACCATTAGAGAAAGGTCTGTTGATATCCTGTACCTCTCCGTGCAGTTTTTTGTGAGAATCACGAACAACTCCATCTCGGCTGGTCATCCACTTTTTGGTTTTGATACCACCTGCCTGCATACCATCCATGTGTCCCTGCATCATGCTGGTATGAGCTTCTGTCTGCGCAATCGTTCTCGCGCGTGCCGGTGTGCTCTGCATCAGATTTTTGATACCATCTGCAATCTGCTGATAAGTCTCTCCAGTATCAATTCCAGATGCCACAATCTGCCGGATTCCCTCCTTAGTCGTTTCTGTAATCCGTTTCACTCGCTGCGCACCTCCGTTCCTGGCAAAACGATACAATCTTTCTGCATTGACCGACATGTGATAAGCGTCATTTGCCATCTGGCAACCAGACAGATATGTCGATTGCCACAGGGGTGTAAAGAGCTGGCTCAACTCCGCTACACCCTTGTCCCAATCATACAACTGGTCGATAAATTCATCGATTTCTTCCTGTGTGCACCCGTTTTCGATCATTTCTTCCAGTTGCCCGCGAATATCGTTTTTTGCTTTGCCACTGCCTTCCAGCACCGTGAGGATTTTCTCATTTTGCTGCGCAAAAAATTGGTTTGCCGCACGGAGGAATTGCCGCTCGTTTTTGAGTAGTTCCCTGTCAAAGCTTTTCATCAGCATTTTCGCTTGATGGGAGATTGGTGTCACTTTCATGGGTTCATCTATTGGCAGGGTAAGTTCTACCTGCTCCTCTTCCGGTACTGCTCCACTATCCATCTGGCTGAAGGCAGTCGGATCTTCATCTGCTCCTAAGAAAATATCAGAAAAGCTGCTCTTATAAATGTCTCCATTTTCCACATCATCCAAATCGAGTAGCTGTCGACTTTCGTTTTTGGTGAGAAGGCCAACGTTCCATCCATCGATTGCCTTTACTTTGTCGAATTCTTGATTTTTCGGTACAATGTCATCGTACCTCCAAACCAGATTTTCTCCAAACATAGATCGGAAGAGCGTCGTGTAGGG